CAAAAACAATTTTTTGTTATTGATGAGTAATCCGCCGTTGGCGTCCTTCGCAAATGCGACCAATTCGGATTTTTGCCCGGGTTTGGTTCGCCAAATATGTATACCCCAATCGCCGGCGGCGGTTTGTCGTCCTACTATCTGTTGATAGATAACGCCGGTTCGATCTATGTACGTCCACGCGCCCCCAGCGCTATACGCTTCCATCGGCGCCGGTAATGCGATTACGTCGTTTTTCATTGCGTTGCCTCGCTCGCTGTAATTGGTGTTCTACTTCCATATCCCGCCAACGGGCGGCGGGTATTCCCGTAATCAACTCAAACTTTACCCACAATTCCGGCGGTAACGGTGTACCACGGTAAATAATACTATGGATTTTGTGACTTGCAACGCCGCATCGTTGCGCTAATTCAACAACGGACATTTTACGCCGCATCAATAGCGCCCGCAAAAATTGCCCCGGGGTTATTGGATCCATACCGCCCGCCCTTCATCGTCGATTGCTAACCAACGCCCCCAGCATGATTTACTACTTGCCCAATGCCGCCAACCGTTCCCGTTATCCCACAACCGCGTAAATGCGGCGTATTGCGTGGCGGGTTGCCATTCCTCGGCATGATCCCGGCCAACCAACCACAACGCCGTTTTGTCGTTAAATTGCCACGCCCCGCCGTCGCCGGTAATGCGGTTACGGGCGGTAAAATCGAACGTGCCATAATTCCACCCGTCCCCGGATTCGCATGATGCAATAGCCAACGCCTCACTGGTTACCGTGATATGTTCGGCGTGACATTCTGACAAATTGCAAATAAACCATAAATACAACTCAATCATGATTTATCCCCATGTGTACCAATCACATTTTAGATACTGCCAATCATTGGCGTACTCGCGTAACTGGTTGGCAATGTGCCGATTATGCCGTTTTTGGTAGTACGCCGCTACCCGCTCCCGATCATACGCAAATAATTTGCATTTGGGGTATGTCACCAGTTCGCGCGGTATGTCGTTATTTTTTAGCGCATACGTACACGCATTACCAATGGTAAATACGGTTTCGGCGCAATATGCAAGGCTAATATACTTGCGCCGGTACTCATTACGGTAGTATGTCGCAATGTCCCGAAACATCGGGGTTAAATCGTTTGTGGTTTTATACATTACCAAACCCGCCCCCAGCGCGTTTATAAACTGCTGTTCGTCAAACGGCAATACTAGTATGCCCGCATTGACATACCGCCGGATATTGGCAAACGGTAACCCGGTTAATTCGGCAATACCCCGCAATGACAAACCAGAATTACGGCGGTAATGTAGCAAACGTTCACCCATAACCCGGGCGGCTATGTATGCCTGTTGGCCGTTTTTTCGTCCCGTCGTTTTGGCCAACTGGTGTAATTTTCGCCAACTTCCCGGCATTGTCGCTAATTGAGCAATGCGGGTTTCTTCCTGAATTGATACCCGCCGTTTGTACCGCGTGGTATTTGGTACTTCACCCCGTACAATCAACGCATACCGTACCCGGCGGAATATTTTTGGATCTATTCCAATGCCGTTATTGTGGGCGATTACGTCCGGACATTCCCGCAACCGCTCCCGTACCCGCTCAAAGTATTTCGCATACCGGGTTTCTGAATCAATCGTTACCGCCTCGCTCCATAGTACGGCGTTGCGTATGCGCCAATAGGGAACCAGTGTTCGGGCGGAAATGTTTTTAATTGATTCACCGCCCAAAAATGCCGTAATCCATGCCGTATGCTCGCCCTGTTGTTTCATGGTTTCCCCGCTTGTGATTCCAACCATGTTTCACACTGAAAACATGCCCGCGGATAATTGGCGGCGGATCCATGCGCCAATAATCCGCCGTCGGGTTGTACATTACTTGCGTTCGATTTGTCCCAAATTGACCACAACGCAAGATTTGTATCAAACGTCGATACAATCACCCGGTAATGCTTATACGTCAAATACGCGTTTTCCCCTACAAACTCCCATTGCGCCCCGTGAAATTCTCGGTTCATTGCTGGTTCTCCTTTACCCCTATTGCGGCGTACGCCTCGGATACACTACGTACCACAACAAACGCACCACGGTATAGCGCATAAAATTCCGTTTGATCGGGCGTGAACGTGCCGTATTTGCTTTTGATTTCGATAAGATAATTAACCCCCCGAAATCCTACCAGCAAATCGGGAACGCCGCCCCCTACGGTAGATAATGAGTATACCGATGCCCCAACGTCCCGCAATGCGGCTACGATTTCCTTATGGTTTAAATCAACCCTTGTTTTTTTTCTCATTGCCGTATTGCTCCAATGCCCAATCAATTAAATACCGTACCGCTGCCGATAATGTACGCTGCTTGGTTGGGAAATGTTCCGCCAATTGCGTTAATTGCGCCTTCTTGGTTGGCGTAATGTATATGTGCATATACGTCCCCGGTTCCGGTTTTTTACGTTTTGTCATTATCAATACTCGTTAAGTATGCGGCCAACCAGATATTTACCACGGTTCCGGCGGTAGTGTTGGTTTCTTGTGCGCTGTCTAGGATCGTTTCCCAAATCGTCGGTTGTATGAATAGTTGAACGGGTATCCAATCGGTTTGTTCGGATAATAACGAAATTACACGTTCCCGGGCGTCATTATTCGGTTTCATCGTGTTCCCTCCCCGCTGTTGTACGGATCATATCGTATTTAATGTACTCATCGGCGGTAATTGCAAGATTCTTTTTGTATGCGCTGGTATTTTGTCCCGTTTTTTCCGCATAATCGCACATTTTGCGGAAAAACTCATACCGGCGGGTAAGATCCTGTAATTTTTGCTCTAATGGTGTCATATTGCCCCCGTAATCATCTGTTGTACTGCGTGTTCCGTGCTGGGGATAACGTCCGGCGGGAATAGTTGGGATTCCCAGTATTCGCCCCGTTCGTTGGCCGTGTTCCAATAGTTGGTATAAAACCATTCGCCCGAATCTTGGCATTTGTATACCCATATCGTGTTATCACATACGCGTAAATCGGTTGCGGTTACGTCAAAATCAACGTGTATTTCATGCTGATGTTTCTCGTAATCACTTAACCCGATAATGTCCGCTAATGTTGCCCGTACTTCTATAATCAAATGTGCAATGTCAAGCGCAAGAAACCGAAACCGTGATAACCCACAGCGAATTACCGCATTGTGCGTATGCTCATTCCATAGCACGACAACGGGCGGAAACCGCGGTATACCGCCGTCGAACCGGTGTACATGCGGTTCCATTTCCCCAGTGTAGACTAATACATAGTGTGTATTGCGTAGTGTGACATGTAACGGTTTGTATTGCATCTATTCCCCGCTATTCCGTACGATCGCCACATACGTTATACCCGCAACGTTTACCAAATACACCACGCCCCGCGGTTCGTAGCCTCGAAACTTTGGTATACCCGCATTGCCCGGCGCGTTGCTTTTCTTGGCCGCCAATTCCGCCGCCCGTCGTACCGCCTTTGCTCGGCCGCCAGTTTCGACGGTGTACACAATGCCGTTTATTTCTACGTTCATTATTTGCTACTCCCAAACGTCGCCGGCGGTTCCTGTTCGGCATTATCTACGATCCGTTCGGCGGCCAACACGGCGGCGCCGTATGATAAACAATACCCCGTTGATTTCGTCCCGCCGCTGGGCAGTTCCACAACTGCCCGCCACATACCGCCCCATTCCGTAAACGTCATGGTATACCCGCGGTATCGAATAATCCGTTGTTCTGTCATCACTCACCCCCATATAAATAATTCATAATCGCATCTTGTGCCCCGCGCCGTGCAACTTCGAGTAATTTATCGTCCATTTTTTGGACGTCCTCGCATAATGCGGCTAAATGTTCGGTTGCAATGCTGCGCAATACCGGTTTTATGCCGTCTTCCGTCATAACCCATTCTCCCGTTTCGTAGCACATAATCATTGATTTGTAATTCGGTGAACGCTTCGTACAAATCAACGTTATGATCGTTGCCAGTTTGTTGGCGTCGTCGTGGTTGCGTTGTTCTGCCACTGGTTGACGTGGTTTTGTAATAAACTCGCCAAATTGAGCGATGATTTCCGCCCGTTTGTTGGCGTCGTCGTGGTGTTGTTCATTCATTCGTTATTCTCCTTTGGTTCCAATGCGTCTATTACCAGTTCCGCCGCCGCCAACGCCTCGCCCCGTGTTGGGTACTTTTTCCCCCAGTACGTCCCATGTGTGAACGGGATCCGTACAAACCAGTGTTCCCCGTCGCATACCAATGTAAAACGGATTCCCCCGTACATTGGCGTTTCAATGCTGCCACTCATGCCCGCCCCTCCTTTTTTTGTTTTTTCTAATCCGAAACCATTGTATGTACATACATGAAAGTTGTCAAACAAGGTAGACGGGCGGTATATACCCCCCCGGGCGTCCACAGAATCCGCGAACGTTGGGCGGCCGCCGCTCCCGCCGTTGCGATCGCCCCGCAATGCTGGGGATTGGCGGGAACCGTTGGCCAATGCTCCCAGCAACGGCGCATTGTCATGCGGTGTAGCGTCAATGTAAACAATAGCGCATATTTGTGTATTTGCGTTTACGGCGTTGTAATGCGGTATTTCGTTTTCAAAACAACATTTGTTTCAATAATGTTGTTTTGACAATGCTTTACACTTGCCCCGCATTGTTGGCCAATGTTGGGCGGGGATCGCAACGGCGCCCGGCGTTGGCGTCAATGTTGGGAGCATTGGCCAATACGCAACGCCCCGCAATAGCCCCTATTTGCCCCTATGCGCTACGATACGGCGCTATCCTATACGACACTACCCGCAACACCGCAAAACGCCGTATAGCGTTGCGGGAGCATTGGCCAACGTTGGGCGGGAGCAATGCCGGGCAATGCTGGGGAGCGTTGGCCAACAACGCCGGACATTGGGCGGGAGCGCTGCCGAACGTTGGCCAACCAGCGCCGCGCGGATCGCCGGACATTGGGCGGGAGCATTGGCCAACCAGCGCCGGACATTGGGCGGGAGCATTGGCCAACGTTGGGCGGGAGCGGCGCCGGGCAATGCTGGGCAATGTTGGCCAACAACGCCGGACATTGGGCGGGAGCATTGGCCAACGTTGGGCGGGAGCGGCGCCGGGCAATGCTGGGCAATGTTGGCCAACAACGCCGGACGTTGGGCGGGAGCGCTGCCGAACGTTGGCCAACAACGCCGGACGTTAGGCGGGAGCGCTGCCGAACGTTGGCCAACCAGCGCCGGACATTGGCGCTACTTTTCGAGCGTTGAAATATGAGTAATTTGCTAGGATTTGTCATATATCCAAAAACGCCTCAATTTGGCGACAATGTGACCACCCAGTCACATTGTCCGCAAAACATGCGTTACTATACACATGTGTTATGTTGTTATGTTTGCCACTTTAGCGCATCATAGACACTAAAAAAACATAACACCCCCCCTGTTATGTTCGTGTTATATTGTTATATTCGCCTCAAAAAAAACATAACAACATAACAACACATAACACATATAACACCATATAACAACATAACACGATATAACACATATAACACCATATAAGAGAATAAATAAGAGTAATAGTGTGTATTTACTATTGGCTAGTGTGTATTTACTATTGGCTAGTGTGTATGTTCCGTTGGCTAGTGTGTATTTGGCACTAATTCCAACAACCAGCGGCCGCCGCTCCCAGCGCCAAAACGCCCGGCGGGTAATCCGCCGGGCGCGCTGCCGTCATTTGGCCAAATCTACAAACCGTTCCGCATTGCGTCGAACCGTTTCGCCCGTTCGGCGTCAACGTACCATAGAAGATCGCCGAACGCGTCCACGTCGTGGCACGCCTCCCGATATCGGATATACAACCCGGTACAAATCCCGAACACGTCCGCCGTTTCCGCCGTCAAATCTAACCGTTTCCGGAATTGGATAGCGGCGCTGGTTTGGTTCAACCGCGACAACGTATCAATTTTAGCGGCATGATCCAACACTACTCCCCAGCGTTGCGCCTCCTCGGGCGGGAGAATGTCCACATAGTCGCTATACATCGCCGTCGCAATTTTGGCACGTTCCAACAGCGCCGGCATAACGTCGTCATTGCCGATACAATCCAAACAAATCACCCGGCGCCCAACGGTTTTAATGCCACAAAACCGGCATAACATCGCCGTACTATGAAACATTGGTTTCCCCTTTCGTCAAATAGAACAAATCCGTTGCCGCAATGCGGTTATCCTGAATTTGAAGCATACCCAAAATACGCAATAGTTTGTAATAATCGTCGTCTTCCTTCGCCTCGAGTAGTGCCGCGCGGTACTCAATCGGTACCCGTTTCCATATGTCGTCCGTGATTGGCCGCCATCGGTACCCCTTCGCCCCAAACATGCCCGGCGCTGGTTTATCACTCACCGCAATCGATACGTCAATCTTGACGCCGTTCCCCAGCGCCTCGCTGATTTCCGCCGGCGCAAATGCCTTACGGACGCGATCCCCCACCGCTTGGTATTTGCCCCGGCCAATTTTCCCGATATACCCGTCAGATTCCAACCGCCCCAATATCATACGTACGTTAGTTGTGGTTTTATCCACTTTGGCGGCAATGTCGCCGGCGTCGTGGGGTTCGCCGTCAATGAAACATTTCAGTACCCGCCGGCGTTCGCTCCCTACGATGATTTCGACGGCGTCCGCATCTTCGATACGGTGGCAATTGTGGTACATATCCCAGATAAGCGTAATTGGTTCCTTATCCGGCAAATTTCGGAACCGGGTATCGAGAATGGTAGCGTTTTTGTCCTTATCACTACGCTTAATAATGAGCGTTCCGTCAACGGCGCCGGTTAACCCCGTTGTTCCCGATACCTCATCAAATGGATCATCGCTTTTCGCCTTCCGGGTATGGTGAATCAAACAAATAACCACGTTGTGTTTGTGTGCCAACCGCTGAATTGGTTTAATTGCGTTGTAATCCTGTGCATATGCTGGGGTTCGTGGATCCGCCGGTTCGCGGAAGTTTTGCAATACGTCAATTACGACAAACCGTACTTTTGGGTTTGACGTCAAATACCCGTCTAATTGCGCCAACGCCTCAACCCCGCGTAAATTCCACGTTTCACTAAATCCGAAATGCAACCCCGCCGGCCATGTTTCGTTTAGTAGATGCATCAGTTTCAACCGCTGGGAAATGCCGTTTTCATTGCCTTCCAAATCGAGATATAACGCTTCGTGTTTCGTTGCGTTGAAACTGCCGAACACCATTCCGCCTTTCGCAACTTGTAACAACACATGAAGCATTAGCCACGATTTTTTAGACTTGGGTTTACCAACGACCAGATAACACCCGGGGATAAATAACTCGTCAACGATGAAATCCGGCGGCGCAAATTCGATACCCTGTAAATCGGCGGCCGTAATCGTTTTGGGCGGTACAAATGCGACGGTTTCGAGCGGCGGCAATTTGTAAATGCTGGTTGGATCGTCGGTGTACTTCAAATAGTCGCATACGTCGCCGCCCTTATCCAATCCCAAATCAACCGTACGGGCAATGTAGCGAAATCCGATTAATTGCGATTGTAATTTGACGGCCGCATTGCGTCCGGCAATGTCGCAATCCAGCGCTATCACAATATGGTTGCCCGCTGGGTATTTGCTTACCAACTCTTCGAGCAGCGTTTCCGATACGGTGCGTTCGCTCCCCGTGGTTTGGCAAAACGTCGGCAAACCCTTAATTTGGCCAACCACGGCGGATATTTCCCCGTTCACCATGATTAACGGCGTTTTGGTTTTGGCGGCAATGTCTAACGCCTCGGCTAATAAATACCAGCATGAGCGGTACCCCTTCGCATGTTGGTACCGGGGTTGCATACCGTCCAAATAGCGGTAGCGCTCCCCAGAACGGGTTATAAATCGGAACCCGTTCCGTTTCCCGCTGGTGTAGACGTGCCACCCATAGCGGGTTAATTGCTCAACCGTAACGCCGTGATCGGCGGCGTATTCCTCGGCGGTTTGCGCCCGCTTGGTATCGGCGGCGCGCGGTTTCTCCCGTTGTATGCCGCACATATCCGCCAATGAGTACAACGAATACCCGGCGTTGTTGCGGGTTCTGTCTACCGCCGTGCCGGATTCGTCGCCGGTAATCATCACCTCGAAACTCTTACTATCCGCCGTTGGATCCCACGGGCGATTACCGATATAAACGCCGTCTTTCGTTTCGACAAACCCGCGCTCTAATAGATAGTCAATCACCCGGCGGGCGGTACTGGTATTACTAATATACATAGTGGTGCCTATGATGCCGCCCGGGGTTTCCCCACGGGCGGCGGTAGATGCGGATTATTAGAACGGTTTAATTTCGTCATCGGCGTACGGTTGGGGTTCGTTGTGGGATTCCTCGCGCATATGAACGGGCAATGGTTGGGCGTCGTGTCCGCCCCGGCGTTGTTTCGCCCAATCGGCAAATTGAATCACCAATTCCGCGCCCAGTTGCAACCGTTCGGTGCCAACGTACAATTTGTTGATTGTATCCATTGACGGTTCATATTTGGGGTTACATACCGGGATTGTTACGGTAGATCCGTGCCCCGTGCTGGTGTAGACGGGTTGCCCCTTCTTGTCCGTTGGCGGTACGATTGGGATATACAACGCCCAACCCGGGAACGCCATTTTCCCCGATTTGCGGGCAAATGCGCCAATGCTGGTATGGAACGTTTCCATTACGCCGCCCTTGCCATAAATTGCCCGGCTAATCATGCCCTTGGTTACCAGTACCGCCGGTTCGTCGATGCCCCGTACAAACCCGATTTGCTCGCTATATTTTCGGCTGCCGGGTTCGTAATGTCCTAACCAAACCGTACGTTTCGTTTGGGGATCCGTGGTAAACCACTGCTCCCGGTACGCAATTGGCGCAAACCACAATTCCCCAGTGCTATACCCGTCCTCGTCCGGGAACCGTTGGGAAACCGCCCAACCCTCCCCAGCGTCCGCGGTTTTGGTGTAGAATTCGCCGTTGGTGCGTACCGTTTTGGCGTCTACCCCGTTGAAATAGTAGATGCGCGGCAGATTGTCGCCCGTGGTTTCCTGTTTGTAATCCAATCCTTTGATGTCGTCAAAAATACTCATTACTGGTTCTCCTCCATACGAATACCGCGCGCGGCGGCCGCTTCAATAATACACAACCGAATAATCCGGGAAATGCTGGGCGGCGCCCCCGCCTTGGATTTCATGAGTTGTAACCCGATTTCCCACAACGCCCGCATTTCCCCCGCCGTTATGCTGATGTTTTGGCGGTACCACTTCTTCGTTTGTTCCGTCATGCCGTCCCCCCTTGCGCCCGGATCCATACCCGGGCGCGCGCTAATGCCTCATCAAATTTCAATTCGGCGGCGGTGTAGACTTCGCGCCGCTCGAATACCACAATAGCCAGATACCCGCCGGATTTGGTTGTATAGACGTTCACCGTATACGCGCCGTATTTGTAGGATTTCATAGTATACCATCACTTACGCCGGCGTTTTTACTCACGATCCCCGCCCAGCGTTCCAACTCATACGCCGCCGCATTGCGTACCGTCCGTATCATGTTGGCCAATTGTTCGGCGTTGCGGACGTTGTCGAATTGCTGCCGAACGATTGGGAGCGCCCCGGGTTCCCGGGCGTCAATATATGCGGTTGCTGTCCAATGCGTAGCCCCCATTGGTTTTACACAATCAATAAACAGCGTTACGCCCTCCCGCAAATCGTGGTATTCCTGAAATTGATACATCATGGTACTAATTCCCCCAGTTCGCAATAATTGCGCCGTACACGTTCACCACGTCCGCCCAACGCTGGTAAATGAACCCGTCCAAATAGCGGCCGTCGATCATAACCGTAGCCTTGATGCGTTCCGCCGTGATGAAACGGACGGGCGTAATCGTGATTGTGTGTTTGCCATTGGTTGCCACAAACGGGCGGGGTAATTCGCGGTACTGCTGGTTCATGTTCCTACTCTCCTTGTTGGTTGGGCGCCGGGGATTTCCCGGCGCCCGGGCGGTTGTCTAGTAATGCGTAAATGTTGCGATATACTCGGCGCCGTCAATAAACGTAATCGAATATACGCGAATTGTTGCGGTTTTGTCTACCAATGTTTGCATACCCTTATTTAATTCCCGCATGTGGTTTTTCGTCGCCTTGTCGTGTGCCAACCCGCGCAAATGCCCAAATTGTAGAATTACGCCCGTTGGGGTTTTGAGTGTTACAAGTTTCATTGCTGGTTCTCCTTGTTGGTTGGGCGCCGGGGATTTCCCGGCGCCCGGGCGGTTGTTATTCCTCGATCAATTCCAAATCACGAATGTTGTACTCGTACATAATTGGCGTTTTGGTAGTGCGGCACAAACCGGCATTGCACATAATGTAATTGCCTTTTTTGTCCGGCGTGAATGAATACCCAACGATTGCGCCGGATCCCATTACTACCCGTTTCAACCGTTCCCCAGTAACGGCGGTTACGATGCTCCCGCGCCCAAATCCCTTTAATACTCGGTACTGCTGGTTCATGGTTCCTTTTCTCCTTCTTGGTTGGGCGCCGGGGATTTCCCGGCGCCCGGGCGGTTGTTTAGATCTGATTAAACCATTCGGGCATTGGTTCGCCGTTGTACCCCATCATAAGCGCCGTTGCGTGGTCATCTTGGCCGGTGCGTTCGAACGCTTCCGCCACCAATTCGATATTTGGCGCGTTCAATTCGCGCATCTGCCGTCCAATCATGAATACGTTTTTGATTGTCAACAACTCGGCCTTGGTGCGGATTTTGGCGGTAAACTGCTGGTTCATGGTTCGTTCTCCTTATTACTATCATTCAACCCAACACTACTATACACCATATGTAATTATGTGTCAATACCAAAATACCAATATCATGCAAATATCATGTAATTCTCATAAAACACTACGCCCGCGTCAATGCTAGCAATTGACGCGGGCGTAATGCACGTTATTAGTGATCTAGTTTTTCCACCAGATACCAACACCGGCATTATATCACGGAATAGCGCCGGTGAGTTGCACAATAGATAGTATTGGGGATTCCTGCAGCACGCCTTCGGCGGCAACGTTAAGCGTTGTATTTGCGGACGGCGTAACGGTTATACGTAGCGTATCACCGGTTGAGTAGTACCGCATAAATGCGCCAACGTGTCGCGTCGTTGCGGTTGAGTAAAACATAAAATTCCCTATCAATGTCCCGTTCACCGTGACAGATGCAAACCCGGTAACGTTTGCCGCATATTGGAGGGATAATTCCAACAAGTAAAACCCGCTGGTTGGTATGGTTACGTCGGTTGTTGCCCACGTAATCCCAATACCGCGCGTTTGTGATTGCCATGTAATCACCGTTCCCGTTGACAAAACCGCTAATGATGCCGTTCTCGTCAATGTCAACGCCGCAAACGGCGTTTCGTTGCGCCGTACTACTTCCGCCTGTCGTTGATCAAATTGGTTGCTAGATTGCATTTAATTCTACTTTCACCGATTCCCGCCCGGCGCTATCAATCCCCAGTTTCACGCCGTAAATTTTTTGTGAAACCGTGGTTGTACCGGTGTACACGCTGACTAAATCCCCTATGAAATAGTGAACGCCGTATAGCGCGCTGGGGATTTGCACAATATCGGCGTCATACGTAACCCGCCCGCGCGTAAACGCCCCCAATTCCGCACTACCGATATTTTGGAGCGCTGCCGTTGTGGTTTGGCCGTTGCGGGCGTCTACCCAAATTTCCCGGCTATCAATGCCCGTTGATAGTACTGCCGGCCGGGTTACGATTTGCCGGGCGGATTCCGTACCCGCTCCCGCAACAATAGCGGTTGTTGCGTCTTTTAATCGTGGTTCGGAAATCGTTAGCCGCCCAATGCTGCCCTTTTCAACGCTGAATTGGACGGACGCGGTGCGATCCGTTCCACGTTGCCCGGTATACCATGTAAACGTATACGTGGTTGGCGCCGTATAGATGACGGCAAAATCACCGCCGGCCAATTCCTGAATTTTTTGCATTGCGGATAACAGATTTTCCCCCGCTACGCTGATGGTAATACTATTCCCGGCGCCCGTGGTTGCGGCCGTGGTTGCGCCGGATAATACCCCAGATAAAAACCGCCCGTTTGCCGTGGTTGCTAAACTCCCCAGATTATAGTTAAACAACGTTTTTAGCACAGTTTCCGCCGGTTGCGCGCTAAACGTCGAGCGATTGGCAACGCCGGCATACCATGCAATGACGCGGTTTTGTAGCAACCACTCAAACCCCGCCGCAATGATTTTACGGGTTGTAATCGGCGCAATTTCGGTTACTGAATCAACCACGATCCCCGCAAACTCACGGGTAACCGGAATTCCAAGCGCTGAATCCTGACGGTACACCTCAACATATACCCCGTATGTGAAACTAGAAAAATAGTAGTTGTCACTCGTCAACACGATTTGCGCCAAATCGAACGCATTGAGTACCCGGCTAACATTGACGGATATAAACCCCGTCACGTTCCCCACGGCAACCCCGGCGCTGGTATACAATTGTACGGTGTAGATTGGTGCCATTATGCTAACCGTGTCAATCTAAATAACCACGCATTGGCGGTACGCGATGTTCCACTATCCTGCCACCCTGTAGCGGTAAAAGTTAATGTGTTGTACGCCTGCGATGAATCAAAATACATGGTTTGCGTATAGCGCTGTAACTTATATGTTCCGATTGTTGCCAATGATGCGGCCGTAACCGTTTCAAATTGTGAATCATATGTATTTGCCGTTGAACATGCTACGTATACTGCTCTATTGCCGGTTGCATTGTTATCCCATGCAACAACTAATTCCAACATAACCAATTTTGCCCCGGTAACCGTAATTACACCCGATGCGGCCGTACCCGCTAAAAATGGATAATTGCTCGTTGCGGTATTAAACGTTAGTGCCGTTGCGCTGCTGGTTGCAACGGTAGTATTTGGCGCGCCTTCGAGTTGAGCAAATTGTACTATTGGATATGTTGGCGTATATGAAAAATCGGGCGCTAATATATACGATGTTATAGTACCGCTACCGATAACAATAGATCCCAGTTGTACAACATTTGACGCCCCAACACTTGCAACGATTGTTGTTTTTTGTGCTGATGTAACTATTGCAACGCGCGTTGTACTCGCTGCAATAGTTGTTGTTCCCGCCCCGTTTGCACTCACCGTTTGCGTACCCGCTGCCGTGTTCGCAACAATGATAATTTGATATGTTCCGGATAACCCTGTTGTACTAATGGTTACCGAACCGTTCGTTTCATAGAAATACCCGCCAACAACGCCCGAACCATTGGCAATAGTTAGGGTTGTTGTACCGCTTCCAGAAAATGCGAAATTACTCCCACCAGATAATACCCCATTACCGCTGTTTTGCTTTGTTTGCATCGCGGTGAATCTGCTACTGTCGTACGTTGTTGCGCCGTCCGTTCCCGCTACGCCCGTTGCCCATGCGTAAGAACGTTCACTTGTTGCCATAATATCCCCCTTTAAATCCCGTCGTACCGGGTATAGTACTGTAATTGTACGGCGCTGGTGCTGGTTGCGCCGGTGCCCGCTATGGTAATGGTATTGACGCCGCCGGGCGCCTCGGGATCCGCCGCAACGTTCCACGTAGCCAGCGTTGACGCCGCCGTAATTTCGCCGTACCGATTGGCGCCCAAATCATCTATTACGGTTTTATATCCGTACTGTAGATTGATTGTGTACGTTCTACCGGCGGCAATTGCGGCGTTAAATGCGATAACGTCCCCAGTGCTGTTATTTGTGATTGTAAGGCCTGTAATTGGGCCGGTACACGTTATAATTGGGTACGTTTCGGCGCTCCCGTCGTTTGTAATCGCCGATGTTGTTGCTATGGTTGACGTTCCAAATGTAAACGGTACAACAAACGGCACAACCGTGGGCGTACCCGCAACCGTGGGCGTTGCAATGAATGTAACCGGCGTCGGATCGTACCACGTTGGATCATCGGCGCGCAATTGTACCGCGGTTTTGATGTAGTACCCCTCGCCCTGCACATGATCGAATACCAACCCGCCCAACGGCCGGACATTTACGGTACGGATTAGCGATCCATTGGTTACGGTGAGGGTACCGCCCACGTTTGACGGACGAAACATTTTAATAAGCGTTTGCCGGGCGATGCCTTGCGCCTCCAACGTTTGGGTTTGTATAAGCAACGGTACCACAATAACGCGCGGATCCTTCCGGTAATCAACGGTTGTTTCCCCCTGTTGGTATGCGCCCCGTTGGGTAATCAGATGAAACGGCGTTAACCCGTGGCCAATATCCCCCAAATACTCAAACGTTAGCCCGCTGGTTGCATCGTACCCGGTTAAATTCCATGTATACGCCCCGCGTGTATATGTGAGTGAGTATGCCATTATGCGCCCCCGTATACCGCTTGTAACGTCCGTAAATCGCTTAATATATTTGATTCACTTTGTGTATTGGCGTAGTTTGCCGTCAAGTTATAGTAATTGTTGACTGTTGCGCCTGCTGCCATTGCCCCGGCATATTCGGCGGCGCTTGTCACCGTTGGAACGCCGGCGGCAATACCGGCGGCGATGCCCTGACTAAATGGAATTCCCACGGTTTCCGCCATAAGTTTTGACGGCGACGCAATGCCCAGAAACTTTTTTACCGCCTCCCATGCGCTCGAAACGGCGTTTAGTAGCGCGTCCCGTACTTTGGCCGCGTTGGACGTAATGCCATTTACTAACCCTTGCACCATTTGAGCGCCGGCGGTTGCAAATTTGGCGATCAATCCCGCTAAATATGTTTGTATGCTATTGATTGCATTGGAAACAACCGTTTGTATGTCGCTCCACACTTTAGTAAATGTTGATTGTAGCGCTATCAACGCCCCGGCGGTATCTCCCGCTAATGCCTGCTGTATTGCGCCCAAAACCGCGGAAACAATCGGCATCACGTAATTTAACGCCGCTACAATCGCATCAAATGCAATTACGAAATACGGCGCCAATTGAGTTACGGCATTAATCAAATCCTGAATATAAATAGAATATAGGGTTATAAAAATATCGGCAATTTGCCCGGCAACCGTGGTAATGTAGCCAAATGCGGAAACCACGGCGGGCGATTGGAACGCCGCCACAATCCCGGCGCCAATTGCTACTAACTGGGGAATTAGTACCCCCGTAACGTCGATAACCCGTTGGACGATCGGCGCCAAAAATTGAAACGCCCCAACCAGTACCGTATACACAATGTTTCCAACGTTCGATAATGTCGCCCCGATTGCCGCCCAATCAATCGAAACCAGAAACCCGTAAAACGATGCGGCCAAATCGGCAACCGTTGCCCCAACGCTCGCCCAATCTATGCTACTGATTGCATTACCGATACCCGAAACGCCGGTACTAATCCCATCAAATACCGTACCCCATTCCACGGAATCCACAAATGCGGTAAATGCACCCGCCATTTGCTCCACAGCGGGAACGGCGTACGCTACTAACAAATTCCCCAACTTGGATAAAATCGGTAATAGCGCCTCCCCAATCCCTTGTTTGACGTCGTCGAGTTGGGCGGTTAGTACCGTCATCTGTCCGGCGTATGTATCAACGGCGGCGGCGGCGCTCCCGCCGAATTCTTTATTGAGTTCCCCCAAAATTACCGCTTGGGCGCCGGCAATGTCGCCGGCCTCTTGGAGCGTTTTAATTTGTTCCTTTTGTTGTTCCGTAAATGATACGCCAACCCGGGATAATGCCGAAACGCCGTTTATTGGATCGTTAAGCGCTTTACCCACTTGGATTGATGCGCTTTTTAAATCCGTTCCCAGCGCTTGGGAAATGTCTAATACGGCCTGCGTTGCGTTGTCGAATGACAACCCGTTAATGTTGGTAAACGTGGCTAGCACATTTTCGGCGCCCAAAATTGCATCATCTGAAAATAACGACATACCGGACGCGGCGCTTAATTCCTCGGCCAAAAACCCGAATTCCTCGGCGGTTTTCCCGGCGGCGCCGCCCGTCGATGCTATCACCGCCTGCGTTTGCGCTAATGCGCTTTCCCACGCCGTCGCCTCGCTGATGGATTGACTAACGATATTCCCCAACGCCGCTAAACCGCTCCCAACGGCGTTAATAGCCGCCTCACCAACCCGGCGTAATGCGCCGGTTGCAATTTCCCCGAATACGTTTAAACCGCCGCCCGCGGTGTTGGCGGCGGTTGTTATTTTGTCTACCGATTGGGCGATATTGCCGGCGGCGGCGCTCGCGTTATCCTGTGCTACAAACTCTAATATGATTTGCGCCATGCGTCCCCCTATTTGCGCCGGGATTTATCCTTTGCCCGTTGCGCCTGCCGTTCCCCGTCAATCATCGCCAACGCCCGCATACATTCCGCATAACTGGGGAGTTGATCCGGCGGGCAGTGATAGACATCACGACATAGAACCAGTTTTAAATACTCCATCGGCGCGGGTTGTTTGGTGTAGATATGTGCCATAACCCGCGCCTTTAGGATTTTAGCGGCGCTTGTCCTACCCCGTTCCGGTTGAGAATTGCGGTGAGTATGTCCGCCATATCCCCCAGCGGGATTGTTGACATATTCACGGTTTCATCTTGGATAACGAACCGTTCTAAAATTGGGCGGATTGCCCGAATACTGCGCGTTTCTTGCGCCTCTTCGATGCGGCAGGCATCGTCAATGGATAACGGCAAATCCCGTATTTTGTACTTTGTGGTTGTCATATTACACCGTATGCGTGATAGTGCCCGATGCGACGGTAAACGAACACATAATAGGATCACCCGAATCCCCATTAAACCCGGGGTAATCAATGCTGATGATTTTCCCCGTCACGGTGTACGTATCGGCGCCGGCCGTGCTGCCGCCCGGGGTAAATTTCACGTCCACCAGCGTACCCGTTGACGCCTCAAACGCGGACAATGCCACTTGATACGCCTCGGTTGTCGATTCGGTGTAAATCACCATAAACGTTGCTTCGGCGCCGTCCTGTTTGCCGTATGTCATGCTGGGGTAATCCTGATCAAGCGGGTACGCTTTCCCGCTTTTGCGGGTTACCGTTGCCTGCTCTACCGCCTGCGATGATCCCGAAATATCAGACCATGAACCCGTACCGCTGGGCGAACGAATTTCTAGTTTGCCGTATGCGCCGCTCATCTGTCCCGTTGTTGCCATGACGTGCTACCCCTTTACTATATCCTTAATATGAACCGTAATAACAACCGCATTGAAATAATTCCCCGATGCGGCCGGATATTCCAAAACCGGAAACGTTCCCGATACGCTCGCCCGCGTCCAATCAATCGTCCCCAATTCCCGCACTAAATCGGCGTACATTTCGGCGTATGCGGTGACGTCGTATGCCATATCCCCCAACCCACGCCCCAACCCGGCATTGCGGTATAGCAGAATATCCGAAATGATCCAATCAATTGTAATGTTGAACGGCGGGCGCATGGAAACGCTCTTTACGTCCGCAAACTCGAAATTGGTTACTTGTAATACCCTACACGGGAGATCCGCCTCATAGTAGCCGTTTTTCATCGTTGCGTTATAGTACACGGGTACAATGTTTCCGTTTACTTCCACGGGTAACGCCGCTATGTCGTCGAGTATGTCGAGTAAATGCGCTGCCATATGCTACCACCCCAAACGCCGGTACGGCGCTAATATTTTGGCGATATTATCGGGTTGTTTAAACCCGGGCATAAATACGCCGTCCGCGCTGATTGCATCGGTAACGCGGTTTTCGGTGCCGTTGCGCTCCTTATACATACGCTCGGCAATAAGGCGTGTGCATTGCTTAATATCCGCCGGCGGCGTGATTGACCAACCCCAGCGCCCGACGATCGCAACGGAACCGTCCGGCGTTCCGGTGTACGTCCATATGTATTGCGTGTTGAGTTTGATACGAATTGCGCTATAGGGTACGCCGTTTAACGGGAGCAATACCACGGCGTTTGTGGGAATGTTGGAACCGTCCCCGTTGGTTATGCTGGTTAATTGGCACAAATCAAAATCTAACCCCAGCGTTTGCCCGTCTAGCCATAAACTGCCGTCATAATCACGCCCCAACGGCGTAAACCGCCGGGTTGTATCTGCCGATACTTCAAACAATCGCCCGGTAAGGGTTTCAATCTGTTTTTGTGCCGCGTCTATCAAATCAGATAGTAACGAATCCTCGCTGCTACTACTGATGTTTAGATACGTTTTCAAATCAGAAACGGTAATGTATGCCATTATTTCCCCTTTGGACGCCCCCGGCGTCCGGGCGGCGGTTCGTCTAACGGTGCGGGTTTTGGTGCGGGTTTGGGCGCTGATTCGGCGGGGTATGCCTTCCCCCGATCAATCAATAGTTGCCCGTGTGGTATGTCGATGATTTCGCCGGGATCGTATACAATCGTTTTCCCGTTGACTTTGTCAATATACCGTTGTTTGAGTAATACGCGCATATAATCCCCATTGGGCGCCGTGGGGATCCACCACGGCGCCCGCTGTGTTCATTACGGATGTACGCCGTATGCGAACGCCTCGGCCTGTGTCACGTCGCCGCCCCAACGCATAGTTACGAAAATGCCGGTTTGCCCGTTGGCCTGATACAACCACGGGTTGCGGCTGATTTCCATTTGTGCGTTTTCAACGAACATGTAATAGCGCCAATTCCCGAACCAGAGCGATTTCTTCGTAGTGCCGGTTGCGTCTACAAAATCGGTACGGTGTGCGGGCATTTCGTCGATGCTGTTGCGGGTAACGGCCAAATTGCCGGCTTGGGTATAGTTGCCCGTCAATCCACGCAATGCGGACAATGTGGAACCACGCAACGCCCAACCGTTGGCGCCTTCCTCCCAGTATGCGGACGGAACGGCGCCCTGTACGTTGAACACGTCATCAAAATCAATAGCGCTTGCGCTGGTGAACGTTGCCGATTGCGTTACACGGGTTACAAGGCCGTATGGTTGGCTTGATCCCGTCCCCTTAATGATGTACTCGTTGATGTTGCGGGCGGCGGCGCGGGCGATTTCCTCGGTAAGGAATTGATCCAAATTCGCCTTTTCGTCGCGCAACAACTGATTCGAAATTTTCATTGCAAGGGTTGCGGTATAGACTTGAATAGCCGCCTGTCCGAATGTGGGTTCGTCGAAATTCACGGCGCCGGCCTCGGCGGTAAATGCGAAATCCGATTTTTGCGATTGTGTGGGAACGTCAACGCGCTGATATGACGTGGTGAACCGCATAATTGGCAATACTGACAAAATGCTCAATTCATCACGGCGGCCAATGATGTTCGTGTAGGGTTCGGCGGGCGCAATGTAGCCACCGTTGGCGCCGGTGCCTTCATTCATTGCGGCCTTTGCGGCGATGTTGTCGCCGGTTTTCAACCAGTGCCAAAACGCTTGCGTATCGTCGTTGCTGTTGCCCAACGTGGTAAGTTTCTTAATTGCGGGCGCCTTACCAGCAACCACGCCGCCGCCCTTTACGGGATTCCCAACCATTGATTCCAAACGGGCATCAACCAAATCTTCGACGCGGGCGGTAAATGATGCCTCGTCGGTAAATGCAAATTCACTCACGGTAATCTTTCCTTCTGTAACAAAATGCGTATATACAACCGGTTGAGCGCCGGGCGCCCCTTTTCCCGTCGTTGCCATTTTTACCGCCGCATATGTGCGGGGTTCCGCCGGCGTTGGGGTAACCGATAATTCGGCAACCGGCCAACGTTTCATAATGCCGTTTTGACGTTCCACCAGATGCGGAACGGCGCCGGTACTCAATCCCAGCGCCCCGCTGCTGATGAGTTCCATGATCTGTTTGTAGTACTTATGCCGACGGTTGAGTTCGATTTCAACGTCTATACCGTCGTCCGTTGGCGTCCATGCGGTAACCTCGCCAATAGATGATTTCACGCCGTTTAGCGCGTGATCGTAGTACACCGGCATACCGATAAACGGGCGTTTTCCGTCCCCCAAAATCGTTTGTTTGGTGAACGTATCCCCGGTTACATCTTTCCCGCCGTAGACGATCGCCCGCCCTTTTACTTTTCCGTCCGTAACTGATTTAATCACGGTTCAACACCTCACGAATTGCCGCCGCTTTCGCGTTCATTTCGTCTAACCACGCCTGCGGCAGTTTTGCCACAAATTCGGCGCCCTTCCGTTGGGCTAGTCGTATCATACGCCGTTTAAATACGTCAAACGGTATAGACCCCTGATACCGTCCCCAACTCGATACGGCGGCGGGGATATCGTCGGGAGTAATCACGGGGAAATTTCGGGTTTCGGGTATGACAAAATCACCCGCCGGCATTTCCTCGCGTTGCGCTGGGGTTGCGTTGCGATCAACTAACGCCGCGACTTCTACGTCAATTTCTACCGCCGGTTCGGTTTCCATTTCCGCCGGTGTTTGTGTAATTAGTTCGGGTTGAATAATCCATAGTTTACAAATTGCCTCGTCCGCAATTTCACCGTCCACAATCGAACACATACCAGCGCTATAAAATACACAATTGCCGCATTTAATTCCATTGGCGGAGAACGGGTTTTCCGTCATATAATGCGCGTCTAATTGGGTAAACTTACCCAACTCGGACACAATCGCCGTATAGGATTCCTGTAAAACCATGTTGTGTTCATTGAGCGCCCGCACTGCCGAAACGGCGGCGTATTCGCCGTTGTCATCGTCGGCGCCGTCGTCCCCTAAATCTTGAATCAGTTGTAACGCCGATTTCATCGTATTTCGTAATTTGCGGATCATTTTCATATCTTGTTCAGAATGACGCCGCGCCGCCTTGGTTTCCATGTTGTCGTACTCCTTTAGTATTCCTTCTGCCCAATCCCGCCCGGCGTCGCCGCCCCAACCGTTCCACGCCTGCCGCCCTTTTCCCCAATCGTTCCACGTTGCGCCGTTTTTATCTACCTCATGCCGTGCGAAATATGACACCATGCGGCGTATCGTTTCGATTGAAACCGGGCGCCGTTCGGATAGTTGCCGGGCGCGCGCCAATCCTACCAGCGTCATACCCCGTTCACTTGCTGGTTTTAAATCCCGTTGCGCCAACGCCTCCCGGGCGTTTTGCGCGACTTCCGCCGGCGGTATATACGTTGGCATTAACTAAATCTTCCCATTACTTGCATTACGATGAGTTCCAAATCGCCCCGATTTATGAGGCGTTCGGCGGCATTTTCCGCCGTTTCCCAACGCCCGCTATGAATTGCCGCCTGCTCGCTTCCTACCACATACCGGGCGTATGACGCGCTACTTTCCAAATATGCCACATTGCCCCGCAATGTCATACTATAGGATTGGTTGAGAAATTCGCTGCCGTTACTTTTTGCGCTCCCGCGTCGATACGGTACAACGATTTGACCGCTACGTATTGCCGCCATTAAAAACCGGCGTTGCCGCTCGCTTTTAATGTCAATCTTGGCGCCTTTGGGCGGCGGCGGTTTCTGATTGCTTAATTCGTTCCGCACAAATTGGCCAAATGCCAGGGTAACCGCCCGTACGGATTCGGCTATTTCCCGTTCGGTGAACATGTTTTTAACGGTGACTTTTACTCCCATTAGCGCACCAACCGCAGCGTAATATCACAACGGCAATTTGGGTGTGCTGGGGATCCGTCCGGGTATTCCCCGCCCCATACGTCCCGGGTTTTGTTATCAAACGGCCGGCAAATCACGCATACGATTTCGTCGGCGTCCGTATTCCAAACCTCTTCGGACTTAATCCCCATGCTATCCATATACGATTTGTACCCGGCGGTTGCTTGAGTTTGCGCCCGGGTTAATTCCGTAATTGCAATAGCCGCCGCCCGTTGCTCCCCAAATGCCGGCGTTAGGGTTTGTTTTACGTCCGCAATTGTCATACCCGGGGTTGTCCGGAACAATTGAACGGCCTTTGCTAATGTGTCGTTTGTGGTTTTATCCACGTCCGCCGCAAACGTTGGGTAGTACGATTCTAGCCACCCATTAACGGCGGCGTTGCGCTGATCGTCGGGTATGCTGATGCTGGTTTGTTCCCCCAGCGTGTCCAATCGTAGATTTGCGATGTTCGTTAATTCAGAAACCATCGGCGGTTTGATGAGTTCGGAAAAATTAATTGTTTGTATGTCATCGTTTAACAACGATTTCGCCCACTTGTCCCCAGTTTCCGCCATAATCTCAACCAGTTTGTTAAATAGCCGCCGTTCGGTACTTCGTACCGGCATTGCGGCCTTATACGCCGTGAATATGTGTTTGATATCGTCGGCGCTGGTTGCATCGGCGATTTTTGCGCTAATCATTGCCTTGATTGGCGCTGGTATGTAATTGCTACTAAATGCCCGGGTATGTTCGCCCGTTTTAAATCGGCGTACCGCTTTTTGTTCCCATTTCATCAAATCCACGGCCGCCAATGATAACAGCGCCGGCGGGTTCGTTACTTCCGCCGGTTCGTCCTCGATTGTCGTACTAATCAAATTTGGTTTATCCTCACTCGTTGGCGCCTCGGGATCAACCACGCCCGGGTTATCGCTGGGGTTGTCGATGATTTCGGACGTTAGCAAATTATCGATTTCGTCATACCCCAAAATTCGCATTGCGCTGGGGAGCGGTATACCCGCCTGCGTGAGTAGTACCAACGATTGCGCGCGGGCGGCCTCGTCCGCCTGCATCACGTCCAACGCCTCGGGCGTGAATATCAATTCATACCCCAGCGGGTATAACACTTGTTCGTTTACAATTTGTTCGATGATTGCAACCCGGGGAATAATTGTTTCCCGCCAAAATCCGGCGCGGTCACTATTAGCGGTTGCATAGTTGGCGGCGGACGCCTCTAACATCGTACGCGGTACGCCGAACGTTCCACCAATCGCATTAGTAACCCGTTCGTTTAACTCGGGTAATAGCAAATCTTTAATTGGCGGCGTAATCGTTTGCGCCTTGACGTCCCCGCCGCGTACAAACAACGTACGGAACGCGTTCACCCAACCCGTGAATTTGTTCAAATAGTCTAATGAAAACCGTTTAAACTCGTTTTCCGCCATATCAACCGGCATACTCATAATCGTTATTGGTTGGGCGCCGTGTTCAAAAAATGCGCTGGTAAATCGTTGAATATAGAAACTCACTTGTGAATCAGTCAACGCAACGGACGCCGGCGCTAATCCGGGCAGTAAATCGGTAGATAATGACGGTTCGCGGAAATAAACAATGTCATCAATGCCCCACGTTGCATATAATCGCCCGTCTATGCGCTGTTCAAATCGTAGCGCGGTATAGGGATCAACCGGGTTAACGTCCCCTTGCACATGTACCCGCATGGTTTGCGGGTTTAGATATTGGAACCCAACCAGTACCCGCCCGCGGTAGAGTTTCAACCAATACGCGGCGCCGGTTACCAGTAATGAACGTTCGGTTTCACGTATCAACATTGGGAGCGATGTTTTAAACGGCCATTCCACAACCGTATTATTGCGTACCAACTTATACGGTACACTGCTTAACGCGTCGGCGCGTAGGTTTACCGCCCGATACAATACCGGTACTTTCTCGTATGCGGTTATTGGATCGTTGACGTATAAACCGTTTTTGAGCGCATTAACCCAACCCGGAATTGCTTCAATTGCCATTTAAAAATACCCCCATTGCATACTACGCGCGCCTATCATATGAACCGCGCCGCTGACGGCGTCTATCATATCGTCATGCGCCCCTATAGGGAATGATACACACTCATCTAAAAAAATACGGTTCCAATCCCCGCGCAATAGTGCTAATTTTTTCTGTTCCGCCCGTGCCGCCCACGGCATCGCCCGGGCGCGCTTATCCCCGCGCGCAACCACGCCGTGAAACGTAATATTTGCCATTGCTGGTTCTCGTCGCAATTCTTGTAACCCCGCTAACCCATGTAACGATTCCTCAATACCAATCACAACCCGGGGTTCGTCTTGGGCACGTTGCATAATTTGCCGGCGTATGTCCGGCCATTCGCCTTTATGCCGGGTAACGTCCGCAATGTATAGCGTTCCATCATCACCAAATGCGCATTTTGCCGAGGCGGTGTAATCCGCCGCTTGTTTCACTGATGCGGCCAAATCGTAATACCGGTACCAATCCAACCGTTCGGCGTTGTCGATATACTCAACGTATTGGAACCAGTCGCGTTTAAATAGCGCCCCGGCGGCGTCTACAAACTTCCCTTCGCTTTCCTGTGCGTATTGTTCGGCGGTATATGTCCGGCGCAATATTTCGACAAATGAATCATGCAAATAGATGTTATCCGCCGTACGGGATTCAATCATTGCGTAATCTTCGCCGCCCGTCGTCCATAACTCATAAATCCAATTACGCCCGCGCGGGGTTGTGGTAATCCATGCTTTGCCGGGTTGTTCCCGCAATGTCGCTATAACAATGCTCCACGTTTCCGGGTTCATTAGCGCCGCCTCGTCCAACCACAACCAACCCAAATTAGCACCGCGTAATCTGTCCGGCGCATCGGCAGAACGGAATTTAATAACGCGATCGCCCAATAATCGCATTTCGCCGTATGTTTGGTTGTAATCCTGAATAATCCCCGCTTGGTTGGCTATGGTTTGCACGGTACGTAGTGCGCCGTCGCGTAACATCTGATTCGTTGGCGCAATAATCATGCCCACGCTCCCCGGCGGCATACGTAGCGCCTCAATAGCGCCGGCGTGCGTTTTCCCGCTGCCGCGTCCCCCAACGAACATACGGAATAACGCCGGGTTATTCCAAAATTCATTTTGCGGTTTTGTCGCCGTTTTTTGCGTTAGTACTCGCGCGTTCAGGGGTAATGTCAATGACATAATCGGTAACCGCCTTTTGTACTTGTTCGTATTTATCCCGGTATACGTTCGGGCGCATCGCCTTTAGGAAAAACATCATTAGCAGATCGCTAGACTTTTCCGCCCGTGCCCGCCCGATTGCCTCAAGGCGTCCTATACTGATTTCCCGCGCCATATCCTCGAGTTCCGCAAATTCCGGGTTGAGTTGCGCCGCCTTCTTAATCGCGCCAAAATGAACGCCGGCATGTTGGGCGGCCGTGGTTTTGTTGCCCGTCAATGCTAGGGTAACTAAATAGTGTTTTGCCCACGGATACGCCGCTTTCACGTCGTCCGGGATTTCTGCTAATGGAATTGTGATTATTTCCCCCGTTGGGGAGAAATCCGCCGGTATAATCATTGGCAAAAAATCGCGCGTTTCATCACTCATACAATTTTTTCCGATGTAATCACCCGCAACAAGATATTCACAAACGCCAACGCCAACACCGTATACGGCGCCAAATGTTGAAATGCGGGATCGGCGGACATAAGCGCCAACACGGCCGCAACAAACGATAACGCATTAAACCATAGCGTTTTACTGGTGTACCACTTTTTCATTGTTTACCCCTTATAGAAAATATTCAAATACGTTACCAGCGCCGCATACAGTACCGAAACGGCGTATATGATACCCCGGAATTTGTTGTATTCCGCATACATACCGTTGTACTTGTCCCACAATTGGTTAATTTCGGTTTGCATTTCATCAAACCGTTTTTCGCCGTCCACTAACCGTTTTTCAATGCTGGTGAGTTGCTGGGAAATGCGCCCAACATTAACGCGTATTTCGGTTAGTACTTCGTTTGAATCCATTACAAAACCCCCGCTATCAATGCCCGTACATGATTCATATCTACCAAGCGCCCCGGGCATGTTTTCGGTGATCCGGTTTCCCGATGCCCGCGGATTGTGTCATAATTTGCCGGAATTTTGCGCCAATCCAACAACGCCGCGGCGGTTTGTGTAGTGTACTCGGATTGCGCTGCGCTCCATGGTATCACGTCAAAATTACCAACAACTTCTATACCCCAATGCGTCGCATTAAACCGGCCGGCGTGAATACCCCGAACGTTTAGCGGGGTTAATTGGAATATACCGTTATCCCCAGCGTTGGGCGCATCGGTACAAATGAATAAATGCGGCGCCGCCGACCAACCCTTTGATTGATAGAAACGGGCAAGGGATAATATAGACTTGACCCCGCGCCAATCTGCGCCCGTGGGTTTCCATGTATGATGAATTACCACGCCGCGCGCCCACGGCGCAACGCTGGGATCGTGCGCCGCCAAATGCGCCCGAAACTCATCTATAGTTTTCCATTGCCGTACGTCAATTGCAAACATACAACCCCCCAGCGTTCCATACTTGTATTGTATGGTATACTAACGCCTGTAGGGTTGCTGGTTCCAATCCTCGCCCCTCCTAAACATTGCCCGCGCCGTTTAGCATGGAACGGCGCGGGCGTGGTTTATTTCATTACCCGGCGAATATAGACGGCCAAATCGTGTAAGTAATCCCGCACTTGCTGTATAGCGCTATCCCCTTGCAAAAATCCCATACGGATTAAATAATTGACGTCCCAAATTTTCGCCCATACTATATCCTCGATTTGCTGCCGATTGAGTACCGTATTTTCCAAACGGGTTATTTTGGCGTTCATAGCGTCGATAATAACCCGTTGTTCGTCCACCCGCTTTAGTGCGGCGTTGGCCGTTGCCATTGCGCTATTTGCCGCCGTTCGGGCGGTTGCAATTTCTTGTTTTAATAGCGCTACTTGGTTTTCGTTAATGTCAATCACGGTTGCGCTGGGGATATCGTCCCAATAGACGAACCCGGCTATTTCAATTTCGTATTGTCGTTTGTCGTTGCCGGTGTATACCAAAAACAATTTTTTGTTATTGATGAGTAATCCGCCGTTGGCGTCCTTCGCAAATGCGACCAATTCGGATTTTTGCCCGGGTTTGGTTCGCCAAATATGTATACCCCAATCGCCGGCGGCGGTTTGTTTTCCAACAATCTGTTGGTAGATAACGCCGGTTCGATCTATGTACGTCCACGCGCCCCCAGCGCTATACGCTTCCATCGGCGCCGGTAATGCGATTACGTCGTTTTTCATTGCGTTGCCTCGCTCGCTGTAATTGG